TTTTCTGATGTATCCCTTTACAGGATTTCTAACTACTGCTGTTTTCACAGGTTTTGCTACTGCGTCTGCCATTGTTAACCTTTCGTAATTTTAAAGTTCAATCCCGTTACGGGAACAACTACGTTTTTAACTTTTAGGGAAGTTGAAGTGCTTCCAGAGTTCTCCTGAGTATCGGTAGGAGCCGAAGTGGGTGATTTTAGAGCCGATGTCTGCATAGATTTTGCCTCCAATTTTTTGCCATCTTCTTGAGAATGCGTAGTCTTCTGATAAATATCTTCCGTCATCATCTTTCATTGTGTCAAAGAATAGGTATGTATTCTCTGAATCAAATTCTTTGTTGTTAATTATCTGGTCTGTTTTATATTTTAAGTCGGGATATGCCTCTTTCATTTTTAGGAGACACTCTCTCTTTATTAACATAAAACCCGTGGCTGCATCTAAAACTTCTGCAAAGCCCTTTTGTATATTTATCTCACCTTTGTTTGCAAAGTTTAAAACATAGGGGTGACATAAATTTCTGTAATCTTTTCCCTCTTCTATAAGTTTGGGTATCATATCCCAGCTTATAAGTTTCATTGGATAGGGTGCACACAATACTTCTTGGTCGTATTCTAAAAATCTTTTTAAAGATTTTGCATCAAATCCAATATCCGCATCGATAAACAAAAGATGAGTAAAGCTGTCGTTATCTAAAAAATTTGCCACCAAAGTGTTTCTTGCTCTGGTAACGAGAGACTCTTGTCCTAGAGTTTGTATGTTTAAACCTATTTCCTCTTCACGACAAAAGTTTTGTAAGTCTAGTATACTGTGAAAATAGTCTTCCGTTAGCATACTTCCGTAGCAAGGGGTGGCTACAAATAAGTTTACTTTACGAGACACTTACACTTTCTGAGCCTAAACTTGCAGATAAAGTCAAGGCTGTTGCCAGTGGGGATGCGTTTGCTGATGTAAATGTTCCCACTATCTTTCTGTCTGCACTCGTCACTCCCAATGTTGCTAATAAACTAGATACTGTTCCGTTTTCTAATTTATCTGCGGTACCCAGTTTTCTTTGTGGGCTTGCATCTTTTAAAACCTGTGCATCGGGTTTGTGTTTTCTAGGTTCTAACTGAGGATGTTTTTCTTCAAATTCTGATTGATGAACAAAAGAGCCGTTCCACTCCTTACGCATTTCTTTGTAGGGATAAGCAATCCCACTTCTATCTGATATTGCTTTTGCATATTTACCAGTTGCGTATTTCATATGTTATATCTTAAATCAGGTTTTATGACTAAGTCAACCTTTTCTCTATTATCCTGCATAGCTCTATTAAACTCTTCTTCATACAAAACCTTTAATTCTTGTCGTCTTTGTATTTCAATCTGAGGTCTTTTCAGAGCTAAATAGTAAGCTAATCCGCTAATTGCACAGGGTAGAAACCTGTCTGGTATGTCTACATTCTCTGTTGCAGCGGTAATGTCTTCTATTCTCTTTCTTTCGTTAAACCTTAAAATATCTGTGGAGTCATCGGGTGTTGGATATAAGAAGACAGCAGGGGTTAACTGCTTATCTAAAAAATACTGACTGGGTCTACCTGTATCTGACTTGTTGGGAATATTGAGATAGTCATCTCTGCTTATTCTCTCTAACTCAAAATCAGTCACGGTGTTATCCGAGTTTGTTTTTCTAATAACGGCTTCTTCTATGTCAACAGTGTAAGAATTTAAAGTATAACTAGCTGTGTTTGCTGTTAAACTCTGAGAGGCTGGTGAAACAGTCCATAACTGCACGCTTCTGTTCAGCCACTCCTGCAACAAAAGGTTTAAGGCTCTTCTACCTTGCTGTGCTTCTTTACCAGTTTGAGGTTCTCCTCCAATCCTAGAGAATGCCTCTTCTACGATTTCGTCTACCGCTAATGTAAAGGTACGAGTTCCTGATGTTGCCATTGTTTATCCTAGTATGTTTTACTTAATTTTAAAATAATTGTGTAGTGGTCTCCACTGCCATGCCCTGTTGTTGTTAGGAGTAAATCTCCATTAACACCAGAACCTGCATTGTTTGTAATACCACCAAAATCTCTAAAGTCCATGTAACCCTGTGAAGATAGAGCACCATTGGCACCTAAAGTTTTACAGAGAACATTAGATGATGCATTCCATAGTAAGTCTACTCGCATACCAAAAATATCATAATATATTTCCTGTATGGCAACTCTAGAACAAGCGTCATCGTTTTGACTTTTAGCTAAAGCAGATACATCTACTTTAGTTACGGCACTTTCTCCAGAGCCATCTGATATATTGGTTAACTTAACGAGAATATTTTTGGCACCTTTATTGTCATTAATAGTTTGAGATGTTACTGCATCTGCCATGTTTTACCTCCTAAAATCATTTTAGCCTCGCTCCTCACAATAAAGAGGAGCAAAGCTATATATTTGCAAACTTGCATTTTAAAATACTGAGTATTCTAACTCTACTGTAAATCTTCCAGCAGTAATATCAGCATTAACCGCAGTCGTAGCAAAAGCATATAAGTTTTTGCTTGCAATCGCAGCTGTGATATTTGGAACAAATATGTGGTAGTTACCAGCACTATTGTTAAAGTTTACATCTACTTCTGTGATTGACTGTGTAGCACTTAACTGTTCGTTAAAAGATGTTACACCAGCACCAACGATTTCAGTTCCCGAAGAAACTGCAGCGTTTGTTGCTGTGCCAGAAGTTGCACTTAATGATAAACCACCAACAAGAGTTTGTCCTGCTGCAGTTGTAATACCAATTAATGCTCTGTGAATGAAAAATTTACTAGGTGTTACTAAGCCGTCTGGTGCGTCTGTATTTAATGCACCAAGCTCTACAAGAACATCACCATCTCCATAAGCTGTTGATGCTGCATTTGTAGCTGCTAGTGAACCTGCGAATGATTGAATCTTTCTAGTTCCCATAGAAACTAGTTGACCAGTTGAGTTTACTGAAAAGCCAGTTTCTGTAATAGCACCTGAAGTGCTGTCTTTGTTAATTACGTTAAATCCAGCTTCTGAGCGAACTGAACCTGAAAAAGTTGTATTAGCCATTTTAAACCTCCTTGGTTATATAGACCTCGTCACATAGTCTCTATATCGTCTGCTATTGCAGTCTATGTAACTTGTTAATAAGGATAAGGGGGGATAAACCCCCCTTATTGGGTACTTTATGCTCCTGGTGAGCCGAAGATACATCTCCAGTCAGAGAATCCGAAAGAATATCTTTCAGATGCTTTGAATCGCATATTTCCTGTTTCAAAGTCTGGTTCCATTGAAGTCTTCAGTGGTCTTCTTTGGAACATTTTTAGACCTGTGTTTGTTAAGTCAGTTAAGATAAAGAACGCATCAGTATCAGTTAAATAGTGGTTTACTACATAACCTTCTGGGAACATACCCATAGTTCTTAATGCGTTTGTATCGTTATCTGCTGTACCAACTCTTAAATCACTCTTCAAAATTCTTTGAGCAGTGAATGCTAAGTCTTTTGGTATAACTAACTTACGAGCCTGCACAGCAACTGGAATATCTCTGTCATCTGCAAAACCGTTAATTTGGATAATTGCGTTTTCTAGTGATGACTCTGATAAATCAGCAGCAGTTGAAGGTTCGTTAGCTTGTGTTCCAGCCATTAGGGTTGGGTGGTCAGTAGCACAAAGCTCTTTACCATCTCCACCTGTAAAGCTAGAGTTAAATGCATTGTTTAGTACGTTAGCAGCTTTCACCTGTTTTGTGTAAGCCATAGAACGTGCTAATGCTGCAGTATATCTCTTTGAAAGAGTATCATAGAGGTTATCCTCTACTGCTTCTTCAGTGATTGCAAAAGCTAGTGCAATTGTTTCATGCACATATCTTGCAGTCCACTGTTCAGCAGCAGTATCAAATTCTACAGAAGAACCCTCTGACTTTGTTGGTGCAGCACCAAATCCTGTCAATAGTGTTTCTTCTTCGAATGCTCTATCTGATGTCTCTTCAGTAAAGATTTCTGCGTGTTCACGTTCCCAACGCTTGTACTCCAAACCAAATAAGGCGTGGAGACCTGGTTCCAACTCTTTTACGAGTTGACTTCTTGAAATAACAGCCATGTTTTATTCTCCTTTACCTTATACACCCACAGTACCGTCAGCATCAATGTGTTGGTTCAATTCATGCTCATGAATTGTAGCCTCAAGGATACCGTTTGTACCGAAAGCGTTCTTTGGTGTTTCATATAGACCAAGGATTCTCATTCCTGCAGTTCCAGTTCCAGTTGTACCTGAAATCTCAAACTTTGATTGTCCTGTGCTAGTATCGCCTGTACCAGCAACGTGGTCTGCTAATTGTCCAATGTCTGCAAAGTCAGCAGAACCTGCTGATTGAATTGCATAAACTATATTGGGGTCGTCATAAATGTAAGCGGTGACATCGCCACCACCTTGTGTAGCTGTACCTGTTGGGAAATATCTTGCGAATTTTACTTCCCCATC